TCCGAGCCATCCTGACTCTATGATACAGGATGGTTCGGATTTTGTATAGGTACATGCTATCCACCGTTTACGATGCACCTAGAAAGAAACAAGGATATTAGTAAATTTATTAACTCTTGTAATCTATTTTAGAAAAAAGTCAGTTGAAATATTATTATATCTGTCAATTTGAGGTAGGTAATACTGTAGTATAGGGTGTAGATAGGGAGGTTGGACTTAAATGTATATTAGATAAATCGTAGTAGATAGAAATGCATATATGTTTTAAAGAAGAAGGCATATGCAGGGTAGCACATGCCTTTTTTGGAAAAACCCTGCTGCCGGCATGTCACATTGGCAGCAGGGTTTCATTATATTTTCGATATACACTTAAAAAATATGTCAGATACCTAAATCCAGTTCCGAGAAATCAATACACAGATTATCATAGATGTTAACTTTTACAATATCGGAAAATGAATAGATAACGGGCGCTGAATCATGTTCCATATCATAAACTAAGATAGTTTGTTTCATGGGGTCTACGATCCAATATTCCCTTACACCAGCAGAACGATATAGGGATAATTTTGTATAATAATCCATCCGCCTGCTGCCGGGGGAAACAATTTCAATGATCCAATCAGGCGCCCCACTGCAGCCTTGGTCGTTTAGCTTATGTTTATCGCAGACTACAGAGATATCAGGCTCCAAATATTTTGAATCATCGGCAGACAGAAATACAGCGAAAGGAGCCGGATAAATTTTACATTCACCGTTATTTTGAGTTATATAGTTTCCAATGATCAAATGGAGGAATGACAAAATGTCTTGATGTTTGCGGCTGGGAGGCGCCATGTAATAAATCTGACCGTCGATCAGTTCGGCGCGCTCTCCGTCAGGCAGGGCATAAATATCATCAATAGTATAGATTTTTTCTTGTGCTAATGCCATATATAACACTTCCTTTCTAGTTATTGTATACGCTTATATGTATTGTATTCACTTGTGGGCAACTGTTAGCACTTGCTGTCAATTGGTAGCGGATTGCAGACAGTTATTGTACGTGAAGAGGATTGAGCTTTCGGGCTGTGGTGTTTGCTATTACACTAAGGCAGAGATTTACTCTCTTTTTGCACTCTTCTGACAGTTCATGTTCCATTACTCTGGTAAGTATGATAACAGAATATGAGTTGCCATATGCATCTTGCCAACTTTGAGGATCTTTATCTGCAACTACAGGGTTTTGACCGTTGTTAAGAAAATTTATAAGCTTGTTAACTTGTTCTTGAGGATAGTTAAAGCCTACACACCACCTGCTCGCTAAGCCCTTTTGACTGCTGCCATAGAATACATACACATCCAAAGGAGGCATGAAATAATTTGCGTTGATATAGCTTGCAATATAATAAACATCATTGGCAGAGTAAGCTTCAATAAATGTGGTGGTTTCTCTGCTGAACATACATCCAGAGGGTGCCATTCGAGACAAAGCAATATAGCGAACGCAAAGTTCTTCGGCTTCTTGTGAAGAATTACATTGACAGCTACAAATGTGTAGTCCGGTTTTAAAATCATATGAAACTTTGTTGATATCGAACATAGAAAGACTCCTTCTTAAACGATTATATGTTTTTTGATGCCTCTGCCACTTTTTCAGCTACACCCGGTCTGCCGTTCTCAATAAGGTCAAGAAGAGTTGCAATGTCTTCTTTCAGATGTTGCGCCAAGGTAGCACATGAAGGTGTTCCGGGAGTTTTGGTAAGCTCATAGATATGTCCTCTTTCCAAAGCGGACAAGTGGTTGCTGATTTTGTTCAGTTTGATACTATAACGTTTGGATATGTCCATAGATACCTCCTAACTTGCAATGTCAAAGAAGAAAAAGAAAACGGTAGAATTCTGGGAAGTTGATTTTCTCTTACATGTTTCCACAATAGGCAGCAGTTTAAGGTTATTGGTTCGGTTGAAGCCATATGCTATGGCATTTCGTGATTGAATTTCAATAGCCTCCAGCTTGCGTGCCTCTTCTTCCGTTGAGCATCTATGCATAATGGAAAATGTAAAACTGTCAGGATGGTCTGAAAATGCAGCTTGCATTTCAGGGTTTGGATGGTTGCCTGCACGTAATGTATATATATGTGTCTTCAATCTGTTTTCAAATTCTGCTGTACTTCCAATGTAAAAGCGAGAGGTGAGATGGTCAGTAATAATATAGACAGCATTCCCATTGTACGCTGGAAGGTTTATACCTGACACATCAATACCATGCGTAAGCTCATAATCAGAATATCCCCCTGCATGGCGCGGTTTCTTGATTGGAACAAGATTAAAACCATTTCTAATGGTATCTAGTGTTTGCACAATCTTGTTTGCGTGGTCAAAAGCAGCTAAAGGATCAGAGTTTTCCTCCAATACAAGAAAATGGAATGATTTTGGATGGCGAGAAAATGCACTCTGCAATTTCTGATTGGTGCAATATCCAGACAGCAGATTATATATTAAGAGTAATCCTCTTTTCCGAATGTCCGAAGTAAGTCCTACAAAGTATTTGTTGTCGTAATCACTATATAGGGCATATATACAGAATGCTTTGCAGTTTGGGATTTGATATTGCTTTATAACCTTTTCTTTATCCACATTGTTCACACTCCTAACTGCTATGCTTGCGAATCCATTTGCTCTGCTATTTGAGATTTTGAATATCCTAAAACTAAATCATATCCCATGGCTGACAAAATCTTTTGAGCATCCTCAAATCCAAAGTTCTTTTTGGAAAGCATTTTTGTCAATCCTTGGGGAGTGATACTCAGTTTGGCAGCAACTTCCCTTTGTGTGGTTTTTTCATCAATCATGAGTTTTTTTATCTCATGGATGATTTGTTCGTTGTCCTTATAAGTAATGGTCATTTTTGCCACTTCCTTTCCAAAGTATTGTGTATAGTATCTTCAATAATATAATAACCCCAAATAGGTTATTCGTCAATCAAAAACTGCAATAAAACATAAAAATTATATTACAAAATGGTTGACAAGTAACCCAAAATGGGTTATACTTATAACGGAAACAAACAAAACAGGTCAAGCGAAGGTAGACGGAAGTACCAAAAGGGAAAGCAAAACAGGAGCTAGACCGGGAAAGGAGAGGTTTGCATGAAAGATATACAGACCATCCGCAGGACAGTAGCAACAATGGCGAACCAATTACACAAGATTGGCTACACACTTTCAAAGGCATTCAAGACAGCCTGGAGAAGAGTTAAAGATGGTATGACGGTAAAGGCTCAGGGCGTGACATTCGGTAACAGGCAGGGTTTACTGCAGTTCATAGCCGGAAGAAAGCCAGAAGAGCTCACAACATACCTTAGACGTGACAAAGCGAATACATTTGATAAGTATGCTGTGGCTGTAGTGGTAGGCATAGAGGGAATCGGATATGCGCACATCGGATATCTGCCCAAAGGCTTGGCACAGAGTCTGGCAGGCATAATAGACAAAGGGATCACACTGCAGGCGGATACGGAAGTGATCGGCGGCTACAGCTATAAAGAGACGCTCGGAGCTCCTATAAACATCACAATATAGAAAGGGGATTCAAATGGATTACAGTTGTCTGACAATTGAGGACTGCATCAGCAAACAGGAGAACGAGAACCTGGCAGCAGTCATTGGGAACGGAGCCGTTATAGGATTCGTAGAAGAAAAGCGCTCCTGTTAGTACCGCAAATACCAACAGGAGCAGGCAACCCGTCAACCAAGCAAATTGAGGGTATGCAGGTATTATAATATGCCTGCTGCCAATTGTCAAAGAAAAGAGGTTAAAAAATTGCAGATCGAAGAAACAGCCGTAGCAAACGGCACCGCTGCCAAAGTCGTAAGTATGGATGACTACGGCAGCAGGAGAAAGAAGCAGGCTGAAAAACAGCGACGGAGATTCCAGACTGTGGATGAGAAGTTTGTGTCACTTGATGAAATGAGCCAGAGAAGCATATTGTCATATGCGATCGGGTACATAAAGGCTGCAAATGATCTGATTTCGTCTGGCAAACAGGCACGTACAAACGAAGTGTCGAAGTTGTTTGAGATTATAGAAGAATCAATAAATGAGTCATGGAATGGAGGAATGGTATAAGATGGATTATATGGGGATGGCGGAGAAACGCGCGGCAGAGGCAAAGAGCGACCTGATCGGTTGGATGTATAAGTCGGATCTGTTTAATCTGCTTGGCGTTGAAAATGACCAGACAAAGGGAGAGCGTGCGGCGTGGAATGCTTTCATGGAAACACTGGGAAGCGTGACAGGGGACGCGCCTGTGAAAATGAGGAATGATGTGGAGGACCGGGCACAGGATTTTGGAAACGAGAGGGAGGAGACAGGATTCAGGATGGGGTTTCACGTTGCCATGCGGTTATGCATGGAGGGGATGAACGGGGGTATCAGATGATGGATGGTACCCTGGTGAGGGAGCTGTCGGCCATACAGGCTGACATGGTGAGCATGGAAGGAATGATCGAGGCACTGATAAGAGGTGCATACAATGGTACTAAGACAGAACATATCGGTAACTCGTTAGAGATATTGAAGGAATATATAGGGCTGAGGGCCGAAAAGCTCGATATGCTGATGCAGGAACCGGCGGAAGGGGGTGAGGACAGTGGCAGGGCATAAATATTTTTTCTCGGCAGAGGATATTGCAGCAGATCTCTCCATCAGCGGGGATGAGGCAGCAGGGCTTGTAAAGGAGCTGCATAAGGAATTAAAGGCAGCAGGCTATCTGGTAGTATCCGGGAAGGTTCCGTCAGCATGGTATGAACAGCAGAAATCAAACGGTTTCAGAAAGCAGTATGTCGGTTATGTACCGCTGGCGGAAAGGAGGCTTTTGAGCATCAGGGATTTTAGTGTGTATGCCGGGGGTATTGACCAGAGGAATGCAAGACGTTTTGTGAAAGCGAATGGTTTTGCAGTATCAATCGGGGCAAAGATGTTTGTTGACAGGAAACGGTTTGATGAATGGTGTACGGAGCAGAACCGTCAGGGTAAACAGTAGAAGTAGCTCTGTGGTTTACGGAGCGACTCATATACGAACAAAATGTGAAAAGGCAGGGAATCCACTGTTGAGAGCCAAATATTCCATATGGGGCAAATCAGAGGGTATACAGGGAAAGGGGATGATACCAAAGAAAACAGAATCAGGAAGGCTCCCGCCGTGCTGCAACATGGGGGAGCCTGTAAGGAGCTAAGGCGCACGATTAGAAACACCTGAGCAGATATATTATAACCGAATTAAATCAATATCACAATAAAAATATAATATTGACTGAGGCGGCACTGCTGCCTCTTTGCGGAACAGAAAGGGGCTGGAGGATATGGCAGAGGATAAGAAGAAACAGCTGCCGCCGGGGATCTTACTGCGTAAGGATGGCAGGTACCAGGCGAGATATACATTCAATGGGAAACGTTATACATTTTATGGCAAGGATCTGAAAGAAGTACAGAAAAAGCTCAGGGACGCAAAGTATGAAATAGAGCACGGGATATATGCAAAACCTGACAGGGTGACAGTTGATTCATGGTATAAGACATGGTTAAAGGAATACAGGATAAATGTTGTCAGGGAAACGACACTGATCAGCAACGAAAAGAGCTATAAGCACATAAAGCCGGAAATCGGACATATGAAGCTGCAGGCGGTCCGCCCGGAGCATATACAGAAAGTCCTTAATGGAATGAAGAGGGAAGGGTATTCGGACGGTTACATAGACAACACTAGGCAGGTCATGAATATGCTCTTCCATCAAGCGCTGATGAACGGTATTATCCTCACAAATCCAGTTGAGCGTTCTATCCTTCCGAAAGCAAGATCAGAGGAAAAGGAAGAGAATACACACCGCAGGGCACTCACAGAACAGGAGCAGGCGGCATTCCTTGAATGCGTGGCAAAGCGGAAACCATTTTATGCAGACATATTCTATGTGGGATTTTCCACTGGTATGAGGATCGGTGAGATTAATGCCCTGGAATGGAAGGACATTGATTTTGACAGGATGGAAATCCATGTGAACGGAACCCTGATAAAGACGGTCGGAAAGGAATACCGTAAGGGACCAGTAAAGACTGGGAAGAGCAAACGCACCATTCCCCTGCTGCCAGAGATTGCAAGGAGGTTAAAGAGGCACAGGGCAGACCAGGCGGAACTCCGCTTGATGCTGGGGGACAGATGGGAGCCGGCAAAAGGCTTGGAACATCTGGTATTCACGACCATGTTCGGCAAACCGCTTTTGACGTTATCTGTTGGAAGGTATATAGATTCCACTGTAAATGCTGTTAACAGGGAGGAGGAAAAGAAAGCGGCAGCAGAGCACAGAAAACCGGATCAGATGGAGACTTTCTGTCCCCATGCAATGCGACACACCTTTGCGACAAGGGCACTGGAACGTGGTATTCCGCCGAAAGTAGTGCAGAGCTATCTCGGACACTCGACAATTGATGTGACAATGAATATTTATACCCATGTAACGGCCGAATTAGAGAGAGAGGAGATCAGGAAGATTGCAAACCAGTTCTGAAAGACAGCTCTGTTTAGGTGCATTGGCAGCAGGTGTAACAATGCCTGCTGACTAGTTTGTAAAATGGTGTCAAGCGTGGTGTAAAACGCCGTAATTCAACAGCGGAAAGCCTTGAAAACATTGTATTTTGGGCTTCCTTTTCGAATAAACCTGTTATTCCACGAGGATAACATGCTTTTCATCGTAGATGAGGCATCTGGCGTGGCAGATCCGATTATGGAAGCAATACTGGGTACATTATCTGGTGCAAATAATAAGCTGTTGATGTGCGGGAATCCCACAAAGACATCCGGCACTTTTTTTGATGCTTTTCATGCAGACAGAGCACAGTATAAATACATTACGGTATCATCACGGGACAGCCCGCGGACCAACAAAGAGAATATTGCATCTCTCGATCGAAAATATGGAAAAGACAGCAATGTTGTGCGCGTGCGTGTAGATGGGGAGTTTCCCGAAGAGGAGGACGACATCTTTATTCCTATCACATGGCTGGACAGAAGCAAGGACACTGAAATATCAGATATTACGGCAAAGGCTTTTGGGCTGTACCGGAATGCAGCCGGGATTATTCTTCCTGCTGACACAAGGGGCGTTTCAAGGATAGAGATTGGCTGTGATGTGGCGCGTTTCGGTGATGATAAGACCTGCATAGGATACAGGGTAAATGAGGTGGCAAAGATATTCAAGAAATATAATGGCAGGGATACGAACTGGACAGCGAGCAATATTGCCATACTGTATAAAAGATTGAAGGAACAATTTAGATTTGATGGACCAATAGGCGTCAAGGTGGACGACGGTGGTGTTGGCGGCGGTGTTGTAGACCAGCTTCGCAGCTTTATCCGCACAGAGCCGGCAGTTTATGGGAACATGATAGTGCTGCCTGTCAATTTTGGCCAGCCTGTACAGCACAGGTACTATGCAGATTCCACTACCTATATGATGGGGGTCATACGCGATCTGATTGCCCCTTATGATGATATGGGAAATCCGCACAAACCAGAGATTATACTTCCTAATGACAACGACCTGATCGGTCAGCTGTCTTGCAGGAAGTATTATTTTACCAGTAATGGGAAACAGAAAGTAGAGAGCAAGGAAGAAATGAAAAAGCGGGGGCTGGCATCCCCTGATGAGGCTGACTGCATGCTGCTTGTCTGTTTACCAGTCAATTACAAGAAGAAAGGGGCGAAAAAGAACAATGCCTGATGGAAGGAAGCCTGTGGGACGCATTGGCGTTAAAATCATTAAGTCGCAGGACGAGAGTGCTGTTCCGACTGTGTTTTACCACAAAGAGAAACAGATTGAAAAGTCAGATAAAAGTGAGCAGCTGAACCGGGAAACTGTTGTCAGTGCTGCCGACTGGATTTCCCATCCTGTCAATATGTATGGGCTGAAAGAACTGGTTGACAATTCAACAATTCTGCCGCAGTGCATTAAATCATATAAGAGCAACATTGCCGGGTTTGGCATATCAGTTCATTACAAGGAGGATTACGATGAAGAAACACCGGAGATGAAAGCAGAATGGGCACAGGCAGAGAGAACAATCGCCCTGTTAAATATGGATTGTATGACAAAAGAGGTATTCGAGAATATTGTGCGGGACAGAGAAACGTATGGTATTGCCTATTGTGAGGTTATCCGGGACATGCAGGGGAATGTGGCACAGCTGGAATTTATTATAGACACACCGTCCATTGACATGACTTATCCCCTTGATCCATATGTAGATACTGAATATTTTTATAATGGAGAGTCAATCAGTAGAAAAAAGAAATTCAGGAAGTTCCGTCAGAACGTGGCAGGCAGAACGGTTTATTTCAAGGAGTTTGGCGATCCGTGGATCATGGATAAAAGGAATGGGGAATATGCCGATGTGTCTGACGGGCAGATCGAGATTGATAATCAGGCGAATGAGATTATAGATTTTAAGATAGGCAACCTGCCATACGGAGAGGTACGCTGGATCGGACAGGTGCTGACGGTGGACGGTAACAGGCGTGCGGAGGTGCTAAACAATTCTTATTTCCGCAAGGGCAGACACACTCCACTGATGATACTGGTCAAGGGAGGAACCCTGTCGGACGATGCATTCACAAAGCTACAGGCTTATATGAATGAGATTGAAGGGGAAAGGGGGCAGCACTCATTCCTTGTACTGGAAACAGATACCAGTGAGACTGCTACAATGCTGGGAGAGCAGAAACAGCCAGAAGTGGAGATAAAAGACCTTGCAGCGATCCTGCAAAAAGACGAACTGTTTCAGGAATATC